CGCGACCGAGATCAACGCGGGAGCCATCACAACCGCCAAGATCGCGGCTGATGCAGTGACTGCCACGCAGATCGCTGCTAACGCGGTCACAGCGGAAAAGGTTGTCGCAGGCGCGATTTCCGCCGACAAGATCGCCACGAATGCCATCACTGCTGACAAGGTGGCGGCCAATGCCATCACTGCTGGCAAGATCGCGGCACTGGCTGTTGAGGCGGATAAGCTGGCGGCCAACAGCGTCATCGCTGGCAAGATCGCCGCTGGCGCTGTCAACGCGGACCAGATCGTCGCCAACGCCGTCGTCAGCGCCAAGATTGCTGCTGGGTCCATCACGGCTGACAAGATCGCCGTTGATGCCGTAACGGCTGACAAGATTTTGGCTGGGTCGATCATCACCTCGAAGATCGCCGCTGGTGCTGTCACGGCGGCAGCCATAGCCGCGAACAATGTCATCACAAATTCAGCGCAGATCACGAACGGCATTATTACAAATGCTAAGATCGCTGACGCGGCAATCACCACCGCCAAGATTGGCAATGCTCAGATTCAAACGGCTAACATACTGAACGGTGCTGTGACCAACAGGTTCGCCGCTTTTACCGCTGGTAATATCAGCCTTACTGCTTCTTTCCAGTTAGTCCAATCAGTAAGTATTGACGCGGATGGCGCACCAGTATCCATAACTTTCAACACCGGAATATCAGGAACCACAAGAACCCTAGTTGATGTTAGGATTGATGGTGCTTCTCAAAGAACTTTTGTTATATCATCTGGCTTCTTCGTTAGCGGCTTCACCGGAAGCGCAAATGGTTCTGTATCTGTTTCCGGCAGTGGTTTTGTCTTCAGCACACCATCAACTGTAAGCGTATCCAGTTCCGGGTCCGTAAGCCTCCCTGTTTCCATCTTCCCCAGTGTTTCGTACTATGAGCAAATGGAAACTGTATCTCTTATAGTCACTCCATCTGCTGGTGTCAGGAGCATTGAAGTGTTTGCCAGAACGGACGGTGGTGCATCGGCAAGCCCACTACTCAGAAACAGGTTTCTGGAAACAACGGAGTTAAAGCGATGAAAAGCGTGACGATTTATGACAAGGCAACTGGAGAAGTAAAGAAAACCCTTATTGTCCCTCTTGAGCATGTCGTCATCCTTCAAGATGGGGAAGGCGCCTTAGACGGACAATATGACGACGACAAGTTCATGGTCTTGGATGGAAATCCTATTAAAAGACCTATGACTCTGGTTTCAGATGAGCATAGCGAACCACAACCAGTAACAGAATCTGATGTACGCAGGCTTAGAGGCATGATGCTTTCTGCATCAGATTGGACGCAAGTTGCCGACGCACCCGTTGATCGTGATGCTTGGGCCGCCTATAGGCAGGCATTGCGCGACGTGACATTGCAAGATGGATTTCCGCTCAACATAATCTGGCCCAACCCGCCTGAATCGTGATACAAAGAGGCGCAGCTTCGAGGTGACAGCATGACTAAGCAGGTTCAACGCCGCCGTGGGACTTCCACCCAGCACACCAGCTTCACGGGTGCCGAGGGTGAAATCACGGTTGATACCACCAACAAGTCGGTTCGCGTGCATGACGGCACCACTGCTGGAGGCATTCAGGCGGCGCGGGCTGATCTTGCCAACGTCTCGGACGCAAGTTTGAATAGCGCCCTCTCGGGCAACACGCTGGCATCCCTGACCATCACCTCTGCCGACATCAACGGCGGCACTATCGACGGCACGACCATCGGCGGCACGTCTCCGGCTGCTGTTACCACGACCTCACTCGTTGCGACCACCGCTGACATCAACGGCGGCACTGTGGACGGCGCTGTCATTGGTGGATCGTCTGCCGCAGCCATCACCGGGACAACCATCACGGCCACTGGCGATGTGACCATTGCCGACAAGATCATCCACGCTGGCGACACCAACACTGCGATCCGTTTCCCTTTGGCTGATACCGTGACGATGGAGACGAGTGGGATTGAGCGGTTTCGGATTGATGCGCTGGGACGTGTTGGGATTGGCGTTACAAACCAAGTTTTAAGGCTACAAGTGGCTGCGCAAAGTTCCTCTGCGTCAACTGTCATCGCGGCCACGGATACAGATTATACCGCCACTTTTCGGTCGAGCCAACTGATTTATAACCCCGTCGATACGACTGGGACACTTTATGGGGTTTCCAACTCAAATCTCGGCGCACTGTCGTTCTTGAATTGTCAGAATGTTGTTATTGGCACGAATGGCAACGTACCCATGGTCTTTGCAACCAACAGCACCGAACGCATGAGGATCACTGGTGCGGGCAACGTGGGGATTGGGACGACCGGCCCTACTGAAAAGTTGGATGTGTCCGGTAACATTAACACCACCTTGGCAACCTATAACTTTGTGCAGGTCAACAGCGGGACTGTTCAAGCGCAATTTGCAGCCAATGGCGGTGGTGTGGCGCAGATTCGTACTGTGAGCGATCACCCGATGGCGCTTTTCACCAACAACCTCGAACGTATGCGTATCACCTCTGCGGGCCTCGTGGGGATCGGGACGACGGCTCCGCAGCGAATTTTGCATATCGCAACCGCAGAGCCGACTGTTCTTTTGCAAACCACTTCTGCTGCGGTAGATCAAAACCGTTGGCGTACTCGTGTAAACACATCCGGAAATTTTCTTATCGGAACCGCTAACGATGCCTTTAATGCGTCAGAGGAGGCGTATCAAATTGTTCGAGGCACGGGTATTGCTGTCAGTACCCATATATTTAGTACAGCCAACACAGAACGCATGCGGATCGACGCATCAGGCAACGTGCTAATCGGTGGAACCGCAACCCCTGCATCCGCTACGGCATCCTTGGCGATCTTCAACGGGATTGCACCGACCGGATCGGTCACAAATGGTGTCGTTCTTTATGCCGAGGACGTGTCGTCCAGCAGCGAACTGAAGGTCCGAGACGAGGCAGGCAACGTCACTACACTGTCGCCCCACAACTTCGATCTGATCCCGGAAGGCCCGTCTGAAGACATGGCGTGGTCTTACTACTCAGAGCGTGACGGCAAGCGCATCAACGTGGATATGCTGAAGGCGATCCGCTTGCTGGAAAGCATCACTGGTGAGAAACTGGTGCATATCGTTTAACCCCTAACCCCGAAAGGAGGATCAAGATGGCACAGAAACAAACCCAAACCATCACGATCAACGACAAAGACTACACCGAGGACCAACTGACGGACGAGCAGAAGGTTCTCATCAACCACATCGCTGATCTGGACCGCAAGATGGGTTCCACTCAGTTCAACCTCGACCAGCTTCAGGTGGGCCGCAACGCCTTCATGAACATGCTGACCGAATCTCTGGCGGAAGGAACCGAAGAATGACCGCGACTATCACTTGGGCCATCGCCCAGCTTGACCGCAATGCCGCTGATGGTGGTGTGACGGTTGCCCACTGGACCGTGACTGCCGTTGACGGGGAACACAGCGCCTCGTCCTACGGCACCGCAGGCTTCACTCCTGACGCCACTGCATCGGGCTTCAAGCCCTACGAAACCTTGACCGAAGCCGACGTGCTGGGGTGGGTCTGGGGTTCGGTGGACAAGGCCGAGACGGAGGCCTCTCTGCAGAGCCAGATCAACGCCCAGAAGGCACCTGTCACCCTGACCGGGACGCCGTGGTAAAATGACGACCGAGATGCTTTGGAGCCTCGGTCTATCAGCAGCACTCGGCCTGATCGGCTGGGTGCTGAAGAACCATGTCGAGGAAGTGAAGCGGCTGCAAATCTTGCTGAACAGGACGCGGGAAGAAGTAGCCCGTGACTACGTCACGCGAGCCGACATGCACACCGACATGAACCGGGTGATCTCGCGGCTGGACAACCTCGACAAGAAGATCGACGAACTGATGCGGAGCCTTAGCAGATGAGACTGATCCTTGTCCTCTTGGTCGCTGGCTGCGGCCCTGTTACTGTGTCCTCGGTGGCTTACACAACGGCCTGCCCCAAGGGAGACCGCCAGTGCGAGATCAGACAGAACGCGGAAACGCTTTACTACATGGCGCACGGAGACGCGGCCAACGAACTGCTATGCTCTGGCGACACGCGGGACGTTATGGGTGCGCTCTGCTCTGTCTACTGACAGCCACCGCCAGCGCCCAAGTCAGTGGTGATCTGAACACCAACTCCGGCAACACCAACTCGACTATCGACAGCGGCAACATCTCGACCAGCGAGACCAAGAACTACAACGGCGCTGGCTCGTCTCCGTTCTCAACGCCTGTGCCGACTGCCGCTGCACCGACAGTCATGGGCGGCGGTGGCAATGATAGCTGCTTGATCCCGACGCAGAGCGCCTTCCAGATCAGCATACTCGGTCGTGCCAAGGGCAGCATGGAGCAAGACCCTGAGTGCAACCGCCGCAAGGACGCGAGGCTGCTTGGCACACCGCAGGAAGCTGGCGGGCTGGGCCTACAGGTCAGCGGCATCTCGGTCATGTGCGACAACGCTAACGTCTACAAAGCTATGGCACTGGCCAGCACACCCTGCCCGATCTACAGCATTGAGACGGGTAAGCTGCTGGTGGGGCGTGAAGGCTATCTGGCTATGCGTGACAGGCCCCACATTTATGTGGTAGGATACGCGCAAGATCAGTCCTTCTGGGACACCTTCCTGATGATCGGAGAGGAGCTTCCCGATGTCCTACCTCAAGAAAGCAGCGGCCCTACTTTGTCTGAGCGCTTCCGCCGCTCACGCCGATCCGACGATGACAGACCTTCAGGGGTCAGCTCAGTCGATCCTTAACCAACTGAGCGCGGCCCAGAGCCTGACGGCTGGCGCGGTCTACAGCGCTGGAAACGGGGACATCATCGCCGCAGGCGTCATGGGCGATGCGACCATCACTGAGCAAATGCGTCTGGACTACAACTCCGACCTGCAGGGGGTGATCGACGCGACCTACTACAGCGCTGAGATGCTGTTTCAGGATAAACACGACGCGGCAATGGTCAATCTTGATTCGGCTGTCGATAACCTCGTTGCCGCAACTGCGGTTCTAATGGAGGTGCAGGCGGTGGCCAACATGGCGGCGCAGGCTGACACGGTGCAGGAGCAGCTGGCCTTACAGTCCGTCCTGACAAACAACGACATGACGATCACGGCTGCCGACGTGAGCAACTACAACACCGCTCTCGGCGCTGTGCAGACCTACGCCCGCGATGCTGGTGCCTTCTTGGCGGCCTCTCGCAACGCAACCATGACCGGGACGGTTGACTCCTACGCGGCCAACAGTGGCACCAGCCTCTACGGCGCGACGGTGGCTTACTCGGCCACGGCTGACATCATGAACATCTCCGCGACCAACGTCTTCGGCATCGGCCTGCAAGGGCTGCTTGGTGCTGACACTGTGACGCTGGCCGACGTGTACGCTGCGGGCTACGGTTCGTGAGCGAAGAAGCTGAAACCACTGGCCTGCGGATCGCGGGCTTTGACGTAAAGGGCTGGTGGTTCGCCGCCGCCCTGCCCGTCCTGTCTGGTATTAGCGGCACGATTTACTATGGCTACGATGTGGTCAATCGGTTCTGGGGCGTGGAGGAAAGCGTTGCCGAAGTTCTGGATGTGGTCAGCCGGGTGCAAACCCTTGAGCAAGCGATCCAAGACAACGATGTGCGCGGCCTTGCACCGAAGCTGTCGGCAATCTCGACCCAGATGGGGACGATCCTTGAGCAGCAGAAAGAGTTGATGGACCTGCGGTCTAAGGTGGAGAAAGCCGAGGGCATCACTGGCGGCATCGATGCCAAGCTGGACAAGTACAGCGCCGAGATCGAAGACCTGTGGAAAGCGATGGACGACCTGATAAGGAACCCGATGCAATGATGAAGATGGAAGCATTGATCTGGCTGGCGTTTTTGGCTGCCGTCGCCGCGATCTTCTGGGTTAGTGGTGACGGCTTCTACCGATACCCCTGCCAAGACCCCGAGAACTGGGCTGCGCTTGAATGTACGCCGCCGATCTGCCTTCGCACTGGCATGTGCGCCACTGACCTGACAGGAGCCTCGCAATGAGCAAGAACGACCCAGAAATGATGGAAGCCAAGCTGCGGTACTTCATCGGCTGCGCTTTGGTGGTGATTTTGGCAGGCACCATCTTCACCATCCTCTACAGCCTCGTCTTCGTGACCCAGCCTCTCGGCGAGTCGAGCGAAAATGACCGCAAGTTCTTTGAACTGCTGACGCCCATCGCCAGCTTCATTGTCGGCGCTCTCGGCGGCGTGATGGCGGCAGGCAACAACCGCAACAAAGGCGGCAACGATGAGCCGCCGACACAGGAGTACACCGAATGATCGGGCGCATGGTTGGGATGCTTGTTGGCCGCAAGCTGAAAGAAAAGGCCGTGGACGCAGTGCTGGACAAGGTGAACCTGCCTGACCCGGTCGAAGGTGCCATCAAGATCGCTGCCACTGGCAACGTCGGTGACCTGCTCGGCGGCATGGGCAAAGACATGGCGCAAGAGGCTGTGCTTGGTGCAATCACCAAGAAGGTGCCGATCAAGAGACCAAAGAAATGAAGTGGCTGGCCCTGCTTCTGCTGACGGCTGCGCCTGTTCATGCCTATGAGATCACCAGAGTGATCGACGGCGACACGGTAGAGATTGCGGTGGATTTTCTTCCGTCGCCCCTGCCGCCCAAGCTGTCGATCCGGGTCATCGGCATCGACACCCCAGAGAAAGCCCCTCGCGCTCAATGCGATGCCGAGGCAGCCTTGGCCAAGAAGGCCAGCGCCTTCACCAAGAATGCCGTCTCCAATGCCCTAGAGGTCGATGTCGTGATCTTGAAGTGGGACAAGTACGGTGGCAGGGTGCTGGGCGAGGTCTACCTAGACCACCAGAGCCTAGCTGAGAGTTTGATATCCGCAGGCTTGGCTCGACCCTACAAGGGTGACGCCAAGCAATCATGGTGTGAATAGGAGATAGACGATGAGCCTGATTACCGTAGACCAACTGCGCGCGATGATCCCGTCGAATAAGGAAATCGACGCATGGTGCGAGGAGCTTAACAAAGCCCTTCCCAAATACGACATCACCACCGACCAGCGGATCGCTGGCTTTATCAGCCAGTGCGCGCATGAGAGCATGGACTTCAACGCCATGTCCGAGAACTTGAACTACCGCGAGGAGACCCTGAACAAGGTGTTCCCCCGCTACTTCGGCCCCGGCAAGCGCAACGCCGCCGAGTATGCCAAGAACGCTGAGAAGATCGCCAACTACGTCTACATGGACGAGTTCCGCACCAGCAAGCTGGGCAACACCCAGCCGGGCGATGGCTGGCGGTTCCGTGGCCGTGGCCTGAAGCAGTTGACCGGGCGGGACAACTATACCCGCTTTGCCAAGGACTACGACATGACGGCGGAAGAAGCTGCTGTGTGGGTCGAGACCAAGGAAGGTGCGCTGGCATCGGCCCTGTGGTTCTGGAACACCAACAAGCTGAACGCCGTCGCCGACACGGGCAACGTGGCCGCGCTGACCAAGAAGATCAATGGCGGCGACATTGGCCTTGCAGACCGTCAGGCGCGCTATGCGAAGGCTATGGCGGCGTTGGGTGGCAAGATCGACACCAGTGCGCCTGCCGCCGCTCCTGCGGCCTCTACGGGCGTCCTGCGCGTTGGATCGACGGGCCACGACGTGAAGCGGATGCAGACTGCTCTCCGCATCCCGTCTGACGGCCAGTTCGGCCCCGGCACTGAGGCGGCCCTGAAGAAGTGGCAGTCGGCCAACGGACTGACGGCTGACGGCGTGGCTGGCCCGAAGACGCTGGCGAAGCTGCTGGGGTGAAAGACGGCTATCCCATAGCGTCTTGGCGGGTGACCCGCGATGGCCTGATTGTCTGGTTTGGCCAGCATCGGGCCATCATTCCATTCGGCCAGTTCGGCGGCCTTGTGCTGGCGCTGGCTGAAAGGATGAAACGTGAGGGGCGCGATGGTGAAAATGAGCCGTAGCGCAGTCTGATCTTCGACCAACACAAAGCAACCCGTGACGGTTTCTTGTTTGTGTGCGCCCCTCGCAATTCAAGTTAGCGGGTCAGCTGGATGCCTGCAACCGCTTTTGACGCTC